TATTTATCCTTCACAAGAAACACAATCAGCCATACGTGATCCTAAATCACCTTTAATTACTGAATCTGTTCTTAAATAGTATAAAGTTTTAATTCCTAATTTCCAAGCCTCTATATGACATTGATTTATCCATTTAGGAGAATCACTAGGATCAAAACTTAAGTTTAATGATTGTGTTTGATCTATATATCTTTGTCTAATAGCGGCTTGTCTAACTAATTCTAATTGATTTATTTCTGGGAATGTTAAGAATAATTCTTTTTCATCAGGAGTTAAAACAGTATCAGGTAAATTTTGTACAGATCCTCCATCAGCTAGCATTTGATCCCACCATTTATTTTTATTTTCTTTTTTAGATTCTAATAAAGCTTCTAATACTTTATTTTTACGGATAAATGTTCCTTTAGCGCCATTAAATGTGTAAATATTAGCGGGTAAAGGCTCAATACCTGCAGAAATACCCCCAGTTATAACACTATTTGATACAGTAGGAGCTATCGCAAGTAAATGCGTATTTCTCATTCCTGTACCTCTACACCAAAGTGGTTCTCCATATTCTTGAGCTAAGTCTCTTGATGCTTTTTCTGCTTTATGTTTAAGATCTGAAAAGATATTGTGTGTATGAGCAGTTGAAGCAATTGAGTTAAATGGTAATCCTTTTTGTTGTAAGAAAGTGTGCCAACCCATTACTCCTAATCCTAAAGCTCTACCCTTTTTAGCATGTAAATGTGTTCTTTTTAGTGAATCTCTACCATTTGATTTATCTATAAACTCTTGCATTACACCATCTAAAAACCAAGTAGCAATTTCTACAGTATCTGTATCCTTCCATTCATCATATTTAGCTAAATTTAAAGAAGATAAACAACAAATAAATGAATGTTCTTCATCTGTAAATAAAGTAATTTCAGTACAAATATTTGTCATACTTACATCTAAATTATTCATCATGTAAGCAATAGGATTATTTTTATTTACATTATCCTTGTACATTATATAAGGTTCACCCGTTTCCATTCTTGATTTTAGAATCTCTGCCCATAGTGCCATTGCTTCTTGGTCTCTTGATTCTAATTTTCTCATAAACACATCATCTACAACTACACATTGGTGTAAGTTAAGACATTGTCTATTTGGGTCACCTTTTGGTCTTCTAATTTGTAAATACTCTTCAATATCAGGGTGGTTAATATCTAAATTAACTGATGCCGCTCCTCTCCTAACATTACCTTGATTTGTAGCAATAATAGTTGAATCATAAATTTTACACCATGGAACTACTCCTTCTGATTTGCCATTACCTGTAATTGCGGTTCCTCTAGGTCTAATTCTAGAGACAGAAATACCTACTCCTCCACCTTGTGAAGTTAATTTCATAACTTCTGCATTTGTTAGCCCAATCCCCCTAATTGAATCGGGTGTATCAACACCAAAACATGAAATAGGTAAACCCCTATCTGTCCCCATATTAGAAAGAACAGGTGAAGCTAAACCTAACCACCCATTCCACATTAATTTATAGAATTTATTTTCTAATTCTGGTTTTCTTAATCTTGTAGCTGCGGCTCTCGCAACTCTTCTGTATGCGGTTTTTGGAGTTTCTCCAGGAATTAAATATCCTTTAGATACAGTTGCTAAAGAAATTTCATCCATCCAAACAGGATAATCTTTTCCTGCTTCCCAATTTGAAGTGTCTACAATAATATTTCCGTCCATTTTAAAATAAATCGTTTGCGTCCCATTTTTGGGCACCTTTTGAATAATTTGTAACTCGATTTGCAAAGAAATCTGTATGTTGTTTTCCGGCAGATAAAGAATCAAACCATTTCATTCTTTGTACTGCTTCTTTATCTATACCATTAACTACGGGTTCTAATCCTAAATCGCCCATTTTAGTATTAACTCTATGTTTAATGAATGAAACTAAATCGTATTTAGAACAACCTTCTAAATCTCCCATTTCATAAACTTTATCTATAAAATCTAATTCTAATTTTAAAGATAATAAAGCAGCTTCTTTAATTGCTTCTCTTAATTCAGGAGTATTTAATTCTGGTTTTTCTGTCATTAATTGTCTAAATAACCAACATCCTGCATTTGAATGTAGTGATTCATCTCTAATACTCCATTCTACTATTTGCCCTACTCCTTTTAATAAATTTCTTAATTTAAAAGATAATAAAACAGCAAAAGAAGAAAATAAATTTACTCCTTCTGTAAAAGCAGAAAAAACAGCTAACGATTTTGCTCTAGCACTCCAATCAGGTGTTCCATCATGAGAATCTCTAACTTCCATTAAGGTTTCAATTTTAGCCATTGTAGTTTCATCTTCTAAAAATTCACTAAAATCATCTAATCCTAATTCTTCGTTTAAAAGAGAATAAGCTTCAGCGTGGATGGTTTCAAAAGCACCAAATGTAACTCCCATTTTAATAATTTCAGGTTTTCTAAACCAAGAAGTTACTAGATTAGTCCAATAATCATTTACTACTGTTTCTGTTTGTGCAAACCCTTTTAAAATAGTACCAATTATATTTTTTTCAGTTTCATTTAAATTTTGTTTCCAATCATTAACATCTGACATCATAGGTACTTCAGTGTGTAACCAATGTGCTTGTTGTTGTTTCATCCAGTAATCATGTGCTTCTGGGTATTCAAATGGTTTGTATACTATTCTTTCTTGGGTTATATCACGCATATTTTTTTAACTTAAGTTTTGAAGGACATTTCATAAATACAATATATACTATTAAGATTCGTCCTTATTTAAAGAAGAATTTTGAAAAAGTTCATTTAAAACAAATTTATCACTCTTCGTTGGTTCATTAAAATTATTTGATGTTGAAGTAGGTTCAATTTCAGTAATACTTCTTGGTTCATCATCCATTTTTATATGTCCTGTTGATGCATCTATGTCAGCATGATAAGTTACACCATCAAAACCATATCTATTTTTCATTATAAAAAATCTACCAGTTCCATTGACTTTATCTTGAGGTAATCTTGATAAAGACATACAAAAATCTGTAATCATTAATTTATTATATGAACCAGCTGCTTTATCTCCTTCAACAATTTCATCTCTTGCACCTGCCCTATTAACTTGTGATACAGACCAAACAGGTATATTTAAATCTCTAGCTAAAGCTTTAGTAGCTATATAAGTGTTATCTAATTTTTCTTTTTCATCCTTAGAACTACTAACACTTTTTAATAAATCTACATAGTCAATTATAATTAAATCAGGTGGATATCCTAAATCTGTTACTTTTGATACATGTGCCTCTATTGTAGAAATAGATGCTTGACCTGGTGAATATTCTTTAATTGTTAAGGTTCCTTTTAAATCTTTAACATATTCATCTATTGTTTCTTTATGTAAATGGATAGTATTTACAGGTTTATTAATAAAATGGGCATCATATCTTTTACCTACATATCCTTCAGATAATTCTAGTGTATAGTGTATAACATTTAAGCCTAATTTTATAGCATGGGCACCTAAAGCTACTAAACTCCAGGATTTACCACCACCAGGAGAACCAAATATTAAACCAAAGTCACCTCCACCTAAACCTCCCATCAATCTTTCATTTATAATAGCCCAAGGAGTAGGTATTACTTGGCGGTCTTCTTCTTTATAACGAGATTCTATGTCTTTTAAATATTCGTGTCCTATATCTTTGTCTTGTCCTGCTTTTAATGCATTATCAATTGTGAATCTAATATCATCAAACATTCCACTAGCAAGTAAATCAACTGATTTTAATAATGCATCTTTTAATGATTGGTTTTTACAAAAACTAGAAAATTCACTTTCAACATATTCTTGGTCATCATTAGTTAATTTATAAATTTCTTTTAATTGGTCAACAATAGCAGTTTTTAATACCTCATTATCTAATTTTTTAACTTCAATTTTTAAAAAATCTAAAGTTGGTACTGAATGAAATTTATCAAAGTATTGTAAAGCTTCTCTAACAATCCATTTATGTGCTTCGTTTTCAAAATAGGAAGGCAATATAACATCTCTAATATTTAATGTAAATTTTTTATTCTTAAGTAAAGAATGTAAAACTTTTACTTGAAAATGAGGACCATATTGAGATAAACTTTTTAGTGTCATAACCTTATTTATAGTTTTGAAGATAAGAAAAAACTTCTGATAACCAAAATTCTGTATTAGGGATTCCTCTACCTAATAAATCTTTATTGTACATTTCTAAAAATCTATTTTTATTAAAATTATATGGTAAAGATTCAATTAAATTATCTAATTCTTCTTTATCATGTTCTAATAATTCAATATCTTCTAATGACATTAATTCGTAATTAACTTCTAATTGTTTTTTAAATAAATGTACATTACCATAAATTCCATGTTCTTCTACTTTATCAGTTGCTTTTTGGTATGCTTCTTGTAAAGTAAATTTTTTATTATCTGATAATTCAGGAAAATATTTAAATAATTTTTTAGGGCCTAAACCTTTAACACCAGGAAGATTATCTGATTTATCACCCATTAAACATTTCATTGTAATGAAATTTTGAGGCCATAAACCATATTGCTGATAAACATCATTTGGTTTATAAAATTTCTTTTTAATAGGTGAATAAACGGTTATTCTATTATTTACTAGTTGTAAAAAATCTTGGTCAGCAGAATAGATTATAACATCATCTTTTAATTTTTGAGATAAATAAGCTATAGTATCATCTGCTTCTATTTTATCAATTATTGATATATTAACAGGTAATGCCTTTAAATAATCTAATAAACGCAACATTTGTGTTGCTATTGAATCAGATTCTTCTTCTAATGTTGAAAATACATTAAAATTAGTAATTCTTTTTATTTCTCTATTAGCTTTGTAATCAGCATAAGTATTTCTACGATTTGTAATATTACCTTGCCCATCAAAAACTAAGATAACTCTAGTTGGTCTAATTAGTTTAATAACATATCCTAAGGATTTTAAAAAACCAACTAAACCACCAACATGATTTCCTTGTGGGTTAATAGCAGGAATCATAGCAAATGAACGCAAAAATGTGTTCATTGAATCAATTAGGAGCACCCTGCTATTTAGGTGCAGGGGCTCCAGATTTGACTCCTCATGCAAGTTGTTGAGTATATCTTTATAGAGTTTCTTCATCCACCGCTTCTACATTATCAAAATCTTCAGCTTCGGATCCTTCTAAAACTATTTCAATAGGACCTTCACCTAATATAGCACCCCATTCTGATTGATGTGCTTTTTTATATTCATCAATGTCTCTTTTATTATCAGCTATAAAACCATGAGGTGTAACTATAATTTTTCCTGTAGTTGTTACTCCATTTATATGGTTTTTTTCAACTGCGGCTTTAACTTTTTTAGCCCATTCTACTTTTTTACCATCTTTAACTGCATTTACTTTTAAAGTACCTGAATTAGAGATGTTACCAAATGTTACTATTAAAGTTGAATCAAAAAACATTGTATTACCACCTTTATTTTTCATTGTTGGTGGCTGCATTGGACCAATTGGTTTTTCAACCCAAATTTTATTAATAGCAACTAATGTATTAGTATAGGGACTAGTCTCTTTTCTTGATAATAATATTTCTTGATTTATAAAATTACCAAATTGAGTAGACATTGCACCAGCATTCCATTCATTGTTGTTTTTAGCTTTTTCAACTGACATTTGACATGGAACAGAACCAATTGAATCCCATAGAAATACCATATCCATAGGTAAATTACCTTTTTTCTGTTCATTCATTAAATCAGCCATAAAGCTTGCTACAGCTTCTACTGTAGGTAGCTGCCCTCTATCTGCAAAAATAAAATTACCATCAACCCCAATAGTATTACCTTCATCGTCTTTTTCAAGGTCTACTTCTAGGCCCATCATAATTGCATGTTCCCAAGACCATTTCATCTCAGTAATAATAAACACTGGTAATATTCCCATTTTTTGAGCATTAACAGCTACCTCTAGTAAAGCAGTGGTTTTTCCGGTATCGGAATGTCCACGTAGTAAAGTAATGTGACCAGCAGGAACACCAGGTAATGATACCATTTCTTGCCAAGCTGGTGATAATGGAATCCATTCTTGGTCTTTGAAGGTATTATTAGATGATCCTAAACCTTTTGCTGCTTTAAATTTATCAAGGGAGAATGTTCCCTTAACAGACTTGGAGATATCGCCTCCAAGGCTTACTTTTTTTCTTGCCATTTAATTAATCTTTAAATAAATCGTCGAATTCGTCTTCGTTAAACGATTCTTTTTGTTTAACGTTTAAAGTATAACCTGTATCCTCAGATGGTGAAGAATCAGAAGATAATTCATCAGTAGATTCTTCTGGGTTTAACCAATCCTGAAGTGCTGTTTTCATTTCATCATAGGAGAATCTCTTATAATATTTTAATAATTCAGGTTGTTCAGCTAACCATTTTTCTACTTCATCATTGTTATCTGATAATGGTGTTTGTTTTGGTTTTACTCTAATTGAAGTTTGTGGGTAAGGATTACCTTGAACTACTTCTACTGTCATATCTAAACCAGATACTACATCTGTAAAATCACCATAATCTTCATCTGCAGCATAACTTAATAGTTCTTGATATATTTGTTTTCCAAATTCCCAAAATCTAACACCTTTATTTTCTTCTCCTCTAACTACTACAGGAGCAAAAATTCTCATTTTTGGTTCTAACTTTTTAGCTAGTCTCCAATTTTCAGGTTCAGATGTTTTTCTTAGTTCTTTAGAAAATTCTACAATAGGATCTTTTTCACCATAATTAACAGGTGAAATCATAGTTCTATTTCCTATTCCATAATGAAAGAAAACTTCAGTAAATGGGTTTTCTTTATTTTCTTTATATGGGACAAATCTAATTTGTGTTTTGCCCATAGGTGCTTTCCAAAAATATTGACTTCTATCAAATTTTTGTTGGTTGTTCTGTCCAGGTTTGGACTGTTGTAATTGTTCTAACTTGCTTGAGATCAAATTTAAATCCATAGTATAACTTTTTTAATTTATAACGGTTAATAATATAGGAAGAGCCCTTTAGGGCTCCAAATATTTTGTAAAAGAAAAATTAATTATTCCGCAGACCTTGTTGCTTCTAAGTTCCACCCATATTCCCAAGAAACATGTTCACATGGTTGAGATGTAAAATCATAAGGATTTGCATTAAGTGCAACTCCATCCCTATAATCTTGCTGTGCTGGGATTCCTACACTGGCTGATAGTTCGCTTATTAAATAACCTCTGTATGGCATAATTAAAGTATTTATTTATTTCTGTTTATAAATATTAAAAATTTAATATCTCATGTACTTTTGTATCTAATTTTTTTAACTCTCCACTCGTAGTTAATAAGATACAATTTTTATAATCTTGCCAATTTACTTTATAATTAGTATCTAATTCACCACTATTTAAAGAACGAATTAAATCATTTAAAGCATTGATTGTATATAAAGTATTTGATTCTTTTTTTCTATGTAAAAGAATTGTGTTGTCTAATATTTTATTAGACATATTAAATGAATCAACGTTGTAAGTACAAACGTATTCCTTAGTAGACTCCACATATAAAACAAATATCTTGTTAAACAAGATTTGGTATTGTTCTTTTATAGTACCTAGGGTGGAATCTAGTGCTTCTTCAGTTGTAAATGTGCAAAATAGTTTATTTGCCAAATCGTCAAAATTTATTTCGTAATCCATAATAAATATTATATATATTTTAGAAAATTATCAATATTGTGTATTAAAACTTAATACTATTCTTTTAGGTGATTTATTTTTTTCTGTTTCATGTATTAAAGCACTAGGGAATAAATAAAGGTAATTTTGTTTAATAGGAACAGAAAATTTTATTTTTGTAAAGTTTTTAGAAGACTTTATAGGGGTAAAAGCATGGAAAAAAGTATTTAAAGGTGAATGAAAAATTAAATTACAGGAATTTTCTTCTAATAAAGGATAAAAGGCACCACTTATTATACTTCCATAATGTTGATGGGGAGTTATTTTACCTTCTTTTTCCATAATATTAAACCAACTGTTTTGAATTTTGCTAGTTTCATATCCTAAAAAATCACTATAATGGTTAATACACTCTTGAATACTTTTTTTTAGGTTTTTTAATTCATTTAAATGAAGTATATCTTTTCTTGTTATATAACTACTTGTACCTTTTTTAACTAATTCATGTTTACGATTATATTT